GGAGTGGATTCGCAGATGGCGGCTTCGGGATATTCTAACTTTATGAGGGGGGCAGGGGAGAACATCGGACTGTTTGCCCAGTCTATGCATATGTCCACGGCGGAGGCGAAAGAATTATTTAATACCAATCCAGAAGAATTTTTCTTAAGATTTTCCGAGGGAATGCGTGGTGTAGAAGCCACAAAGACGGTTGAGATTTTTGACAGCCTTGGTATAAAATCACTGGAGGTTCAGAAGGCAGTCGGTGCAGCTGCCAATAGAACCGATGAATTCAGAGCTGCTATGGAAAGGTCTGGCAAGGCAATGGCTGACGGAACTTCCCTTTCAGATGAATTTAGCAAGAAGAATAACAACGCAGCCGCAATAGTGGAAAAGCTGAAAAATGCTTTTGCGGATATGTTTACTTCTAATAATATTATCAATCTTTTTGAGGATGTTATCCGTGTGGTTGGCTTCATTACAGGAGTGACCAAGGAGGCAGGAGACGGCATAAGGGAATTTAAAGACAGGCTTGTTTTTTTAGCAAAAATCATCGGGGTGATGGTTACTGCTATGGTCAGTTACAAGGCGGCAATGTATCTCATTGCTCTTTCCACACAAAAAGCCTACCAGCAGACCATTCTTTATAATGCAGTCCAAAAGGCTAAAATGGTGATAGATAATGCAGCGAAAGGCGTAACCTTGCTATATGCAGCAGCAAAGGCTACACTTTCGGGAAATACTGCTGGAGCAACTGCAGCAATGAGAGCCTTTAATATGACTACTAAAATGAACCCGATTGGTTTATTAGTAGCGGCGGTAATGGCGGCAGTGGCAGCATATAAACTTTATCATAAGGAAGTAGATGCATCTACACAAAAGCAGAAAAATCTAAATGATGCTTTTGTAGAGGCAGAAAAAAGCATTGTTTCTCAAAAAAATGAGCTGGACCAGCTTATGAAAACTGCCAGAGACGAAACTTTATCCAAAGAACAAAGGCTGGAGGCTATTAGAAAACTCAACGAAATTTCTCCAGAGTATTTAGGTTTTTTGAATTTAGAAAACATCAACACCAAAGAAGCTGCTGATGCAGTTAAAGGATATACCGAACAACTCCTAAAAATGTCAAGAGTAAAAGCACTTACAGCCAAAATGGATAAAATAGGAGAGCAGATTATTGATAAAAAGAACGAATCACTGGGTGAAAACCTTGGCTGGGTCGATAAAGCTTCCAATGCAATAAGTAATTTTTTTGGAGGAAAAGATGTTGTAAATCTTGACACAAATGAAGATGTTCAATACCAAAAATGGCTGAAAGCCGTAGGAAAAAAACGAGCAGATGAGTTAAAAAAAGAATATGCTCATGTTTATGAAAAAAGAAAACAAGATGTACAAAGTTTAACGGACCAGCAGAGGGCGCTTGCAGATGAGATAACTAAAATACAAGGAGAGGAGGGTGGAACCGCTCCTGCTTCTAATAAGCCAGTAAATAGTGCTGTTGCAAATCCGACAAAAAACAAGACTCCCAAAAAGAATTCGGGAGAAGATAAATCTAAATCTGCTTATGAAAAATCATTAGAAGATAAGCGTAAATATGACAAAGAGCTTTTGGATGCTCATAGAAAATACGAAGATGAAAGGGAAAAAATTCAGCTCGAAGGTTATGAGAAAGAAAAAAGACTTTTGGAAACCGAGCACAATCGGAATTTAGAAGATATCGAAAATCAGAATAAAGAAAAGAAAGATGCTATTGCTAAAGTAGAGCGAGAGATTTCTGATTTCCAAAAAGCAAAAGCAGGTGCAAGTCCTCAGGCTCAGAAGAATTATGATGCTGCGATTCAGAATAAAAGAGAAGAAATAGCAGTTATCAACTCCATTATTGCGCAGAATAATAAAATCAAAGAGCAGATGGAGCATACACATCAGCTGAAAATAAAAACGATTGATGAAAAAGCAGAGCTTGAAAAACATCAGCGTGATATCACGAACCTGCAGAAGGAGGCGGCTCTTGTTCATGAAAAGAATGAGAATGAAATCACAGAAATTAAAACCATGGCAGAGGCAAGGGAAAAACTTGCTGAAATGGAATTTTTGAAACTCAGCGATCAAGAGCTGAAAAACATTCATACACTAGAAGACGCCAAAAAAGCATTGAGAGAAAATGCAAACAGAGCTGCACTGCAGGCGCAGATAGAGCTTTTCAAAAAAGAGCAAAAAATATTGGAGGACTTACTCAGCAATCCAAATGTATTTTCTGAAAAATCAGTGCAGGAACTTAAAGAAAGAATAGCATCCATCACGACAGAAGTCAATAAGCTGAATGCTGCCAAGAATGGAAATGAAGTAGGTGATGAATCCCAAATTCAGAAAGATGCCCGTAAGGAAATGGACAAAGTCGATATTCTTGGGTTTTCGGTTACCCAGTGGAGCGATACTTTCAAAAACCTAGACACTACCGAGCGCAAGCTTCAAGCTGTAATGATGGGTGTGCAGGCGCTGAAAAATGCGTTTTCTCAGTTTTCCGAACTTCAGCAAAGACTTAATGAGCGAGAACTCAGAAGTTTTACCAAAGGGCAGGACAACAAGAAGAAAGAGCTTCTGCGACAGCTGAATGAAGGCTACATCAACCAGGAACAATATCATAAAGGTGTCCAGCTATTAGAGGAGGAAACCGATGCGAAGAAAGCTGAACTGGCAAACAGGCAGGCTAAAATCCAGAAAGCAATGGCGATTGCACAGATTGCTATCAATACAGCACAAGCAATTATCGGAATATGGGCGCAGGTTCCTAAGTTTGATTTTGGTATTTCCGCTGGGGTTCTTACTGGTGTGGTGTCGGCTTTGGGCGCTGCGCAGATTGCAGCAGTTCTTGCTCAGCCAGACAGTTTTGACAAAGGTGGTTTTACAGGTGGAGGCTTCGGTTCTCCTGATAGTTCTGGATTCAGACCAGCGGGAATAGTCCACGAGAACGAATATGTCACTCCTAAATGGATGCTTCAGAATCCAGTGGTTGCTGATGTAGTAGACTGGATGGAAAGTATCCGAACAGGGAGAACTCAAGCACCAAGAGGCTACGCAGAAGGAGGTTTTACGGGCGGAGGACAGACTTCTGGAGGGGATGTTCAGACTCCTGCAACGGCTCAGATGGTTTTAGGAGCAGAAATGCAGCCAATTTTATCAGACTTGAAACAAGTTCTTTCCGAACTAAAAGAAAACGGAGTAGAAGCGTGGATGGTAGAGAATGCCGAAAATGGTAAAAGATTGAAAAACGCAATAAAACAATTTGAAAATATAGAGAAAAGAAATGCGAGAAAATAAAAATTCTTTCCAAAAATTCAGGGTTTTTGATAACGACCCGATGAATAAGCTTTGCGACCAAGTGATTTCCTTGGTCGAAGAGTTGACAAATGAAACGCCTGCTGTGTGTGGTTCTGTAGCGAAAGTGTTCGGGGAACAGCTGCAAGAAGACTACACGCCGAAAGATGTGGATTTCGTAGTGAGCAGGTGGGCTTTCCGCCAATTGCTATGGAAAATTCCTACTGAAATTACAGGCGTAAAAATGATTGAACAAAATCCCAATAGAATAATTCTCTTTACAGATTATCGATATTGTATAGAGATATGGGTGCATAATGTGATTTCAGAAAAAAGAGAGTTAAAAAAATATCAAAACGAAATTCTTTATACAGATTATGGCAAAGAAAATTAGATTAAAAAAGATTGCGGTTTGTGATAATTGGCAACTTACCTCGCAAAATGGTTATGAGTGCGGCGGATACAAACAAGAAGACGCTCCTTTGGTGGAGTGGGATGTGAATCCTCCCACTATTGTTTTTGAATACATCAAAGGCAAGGGAATGCCCAGCCAGCAGACCAGCAGGCTGACTTTCCCAGAACTAGATTTGTGGAATGATGCTCCATATAAGAAGTTTGTCTATAAAACTCGGGTGACTTATAACCTTGGAGCATCGAACTGGTTAAATGTCAGCACCAAGGAAAAGATATTTAGAGAGGGAGGAAACACCGGAAAGATTAACCCACGCCAAGCAGATGTTCTTTTGGATGTTACAGGACTTGCGGGACTGAGTGCGGGAAGATATTCAGCATCTATCATCTACGAAGCTTACGGGATAGATGACAGAGGCGGTGAGCATTACATAGAGCCGAGTTCTGTTTCTGTGACTGTTAAACTAGAAGTTAAGCAAGGGCAGACTTCTCCATCGGATTTGGTGACAGACAAGACCGATCTTGTTCTGACTTACAACAAGGCGACAAAGACCCTTAGTGGAGATACCAGGTTAGAAGTCCGCACTACGGAGCCTATTACTTTTAATATTACTCCAGATTGGGAGTCTTTTTATCCTTTTTCTTTGGATATTTTGAAAGAAACTGATAAAAGTGTTATACAAATATCAAAGTCTGCATATTCAGACACCACTCCAGTAGATTCTACTTATGAATTTCATGCAGAAATAAAAGCGGGAGGAAAGAAAAAGACGATTATAATTTTATTCAAAACTATTTCGGGGGAAGTAGTGAAAGATTTTGATTTTTCTCCAAGAATTTTTGAAGATACTTTAATAAAAGGGGTAGATTCTGCAAAAACTTTTACTGCGGACATCGTTAATCCAAATAATTTAGAAATCAGCGTTTCTTTAAAACCATCATTCATAGAAACTGCTGTAATAGAAGGTGGAAAACTGAAAATTACCACAGTAAAACCAGAGAGTCTTGCTGTGGGAGCTTACAGTGGAGAAATACTGCTTTCAGCAGGGACAATAGAAAAGAGTTTTTCAGTGAGGCTGAAGATAGCAGAGAGTTTAAAATCAGATTTTAGAGGCGAAGCCTATTATTTTGCTCTGGACAAGAACAAGATAAAGATGAGCCAAAACAATCCTTTCTCCAGTTATGTAAAAATGAAATTGGAGATGTTTTTCAAAGGCTATCAGCAGGAATATCAGGAGGTTCAGGAGTATGAATATCTTTATTTCAAAAATGAAGTAGAGATTTTCCCTGGAGAGGAAATCCAAGACTTCTTTGCAAGATGCAGAGAGCTTTATCCACTGAATGATGTAGGTTATCAGTATAGTTTTGCGCTGGTAAATATTACCATTACCGAGCATAATGCGGATGATGAACAGCTTTCAGAATACCAGATAAAGAATGTTTTCTTTGTTCCTGGCAGAAGACCACGATGTTTTCCATTATTTACCAATCATCCCATGCGCAGAACCTATCCAGAATCTGTAATCCGTATCAGTGCAGATGCTATTTCGGAAAAGGCAGAGTTTGTTCCGCTGATGAATATTTATCAAGGAGGAAAACCCGCTTTTGAGAAGAAAAACGAGGTTCGTTCTCATAATTTTATCCGAAAATTATTCACTGGAAAAGAGAATGAAATCATTACTGCTGGGGAGATTAAATATATTCCGTTCCCAGAGGTTGAAAATCCGATTCATATCTTCTTTGAAACGGAGAACTTGGTATTTGAGTGGTTCTCTGCTCACGATAAATACCGAATGATTTCGGAGTTTGAGCATTATTTTGATGCCGAAAATAAATTAAAATACGGCAGTAAAAGGAAGAAATCGCTTACTATCAATACAGGGTGGATTCTTCGGGAGGAAATTGCGCTGATAGACGACCTGCTGGGGTCTAATCTATGTTTTATCATGATTGGCAATTTAAGGCTGAAAGCCGTAGCTGTAGGCAAGAAAAACGAAATGTACGACACCAGCGAACATCTGTATCAGATGGATTTAGAGTTTAATGTGATAGAAAATTAGTGAAAAATATCATTGATTTAAAATTTTGTATATATTTGCATTATAAAAATGTTTATATGAAGGCAAGTATCATGCATATAATAAATGCGATAGGAATTTTGAATATATCTTTGTTATTCAAAGGGTTTAATGATGCCTTTAAAACAGATTCTTCTTGGATAAGTGATGAAGGTGTAGAAATATTGAACAATCCAGAAGATAAAGAAAAAGTAGAGGAAGCAATAAAAAAGCTGAAAGAAAATAAAGAGCATGATTTTGAGAAGGTTGAGTTGTCTTCTGGTAAAACAATCAATATTAGAATTGATTAGATATGAATATTAATATTGCTTTAAGTACGGTTTTTTATATTATGGTATTTATATTTCCTGGAATTATTTTCAGGAAATTTTACTTTCGTGGAAGTTTTACAAGACAATTTTCACAAGGGAATATATTTGAAAGATTTATTTTAACGCTATTTTTCAGTATTATATCTATCTCCCTATCTGTAGGTGTTATACTTTTTTTTAGGTATATTTTAGAAATAAGGTTTTTAAATTCTATTTCATATAAAACAGTAATCAATATATTGAATAACATTAAATCAGAAAAAATTCCTGATGAATTTAAAACAAATACTTTTGATTTTCTTGTTTTAGCATCTCTTATATATGCAATTTCAGCTTTTTTAGGCGCTCTGCTTCATTCATTAGTTGTTATTTTTAAACTAGATATTATATTTCCTGTATTTAGGTTTAATCATCCATGGCACTACATAGTGACAGGAAAAACAATGGAAAAAATAAAAGATAAAAAATATTTATATACTAATGTAGATGTTTTAATTAATGATGGTTATAAAAACACTATGTTTTCAGGGGTTCTATACGATATATTGTTAGAAAAGGGAACCAACAAAGTAGAGTCTATCTTGGTAAAAGATTGTTATAAATATCATTTTCCAGAAGAAAATAGTAAAGAATATGAAAGAAAATACATACCAGGATCTGTGATGTGTTTCTCTAGGGAGAATATTGTTAATTTTAATTTAACACATGTTATAAGGGATAAAGATTATAGAACTATTAAGATGGTTTTTCAGCTGTCAAGCCTGTTTATATTTTTCTTTTTGGTAATATATAGTATTTTAAGTCCTTGGATGGATAGTGAATATCTGTTTTTCGATTTAAAAATATACGGTATTCTTAAAAAAATAACATTTACTATATCATCTATTTTTATATTATCCATACTTTATGGGAATATAAGTGAATATTTTTTTAAAGAAAAAGCAACCATTAGTAAGGAAGAAGAAACTGACATTTGGGCTGAAACAATATTCTTCTTGTGTATGTTTATTTCTGTTTTTCTTTGGTCAATAGGTATGTATAAGTGGTGGCATACTTTTATAGTATTTTTTATATTTTGTTTACTAGTTTCTGGGGTGGTGCTATTTATAAAGAAATGTAAAAAAATAATCTTATATGTCCTTCAATTTTTTCAGAAGAAAAAAATAAAAAAAGATAGTTGAAAAACTGTCTTTTTTTGTTTTTTGATAATAACTCATTTTTACAGGAAAAAAACAATGCAGGACAAATTTATAACCAACGAAGGAATTGAAATTCCGCTGGACGGACTTTCGTTTAGTTTCACTGAAGAAAATCCAAGGTTCAAGGACAGCTTCTGGACCAACTACACTTTGCCCATAGAGTGTCCTTATACGGTGGAATTCCTTAGGAAAATAGGTCAGTTTTCTTCGCTTGACAATTCTAAACTTAAGCGGTTTCATGATGGGATCCATATTCACGAGGGGAAACGGAGAAAAGGAAAAATCGAGATTCTGGAGTTTGGGACAAAGTCGCTAAAATTTCAGATTGATTCTGGATTTGAAAACTTACCTAATTTTGACAAAAAACTAGCAGATTTGCCTCTGCATAATTTCGAAGTTCCAGACATCTACCAGCACGCCAATGAAGTCGTAGAAAAGAGTTATCCCGCATCAGATTATAATTTCCCAAAACTCTATACAGATGAATACAATCTGGACAGTGAGGAATGGAAATATTTCGATTCGATGATAAATAATAGAGTGCAGGAACAGGGAAAGGCTGAAAAGAGTTTCCCTAGAAATAGAGTAGAGGACGGCATGGATGTTTATAATAAAAACATCATCCATCCGATGCCTTACCTGCTGTATGTTCTAAAGGCTGGGTTTAAAGATGCAGGGTTCCAGCTTATGGGGGATATTCTTAGCGATGAGCATCTGCTACAGAGATGTATTTTTACTGATAAAAACTATTATACCACAGGAGACCAAAAACTACATAAACTCAGCATGTTCAAGGAGGAAGTATATTTGACTGAACGAACACCAGGAGGGGACATGTATGGGAAATGGAAAAAATCGGTGGTGATAGAGGCGCCAGGGAAATACAGAATTTATTTCAAAGTGCATAACGCATTGAAGGGCGCTGATGTTAATCTCTATTATGGAGGCAAGCATGTTTATTCTTTCGGTGCTGGTAATCAGCTCCAAGTGGTGGAGAATTTAAGCTTTGTTTTAGATGTCAGCGAGCAGGACGCTGTGGATAGAAAGGAATTTGTCTTTGAATATTACGGCTACTTAGAAGCTCCGCATTTGATGGATTCTTCTAAAAAAGATATAGGTCTGGCGTATATGGAAATCCGACCGATGAGACAGCACACCATAGAGGGCAATGTGATTCCGTATGTATTTAATTTTAACAGGGTTAATCTTAAAAAAGCAGTGCCAGATATGTCGTTCGGAGATTTGGTGACCATCATCAAGAACTGGCGAAACTATGACCTTACTTTTGACGGCTCCAAGGCTATAATGAACCTTATTAGAATTGATAAGAGCAAGGAGCCAGAGGATTTCAGAGCCTTTGAGGTAGAAAATCCTATCAGGAAATTTACTGATAAAGAGTATTTTCATTTGAAATTTCCAGAAGTAGAGGGAATGGAAAACAGAAATATTTTCTTCAATGAAAAAGGCTATCAGCTCAATCCTCATTTTGTGCCTGAAAATACTACAGAAGTTACTGTTAATGGCTTTTGTCTTCCGATGGCGTTTTTCCGTGGTGCTAATACAGCCAAGGCTTACAAGGAAAGTTCCTTGATGCTGGTTTATTACGCAGGGCTGGACAGAGACGGCGATAACCACGCCACGAATCCGAAAGGGCTAGAAGGAGAGGAGTGCGCCGAGCATCTTAAGCCCTGGTATATGAACAGGTTGTCTAACTTCAGCTACAAATGGACATTCATTGCGGAAAAAAACAAAATCCGTAAGTATGATATCCGCTCGGAAATTTTTGCCTACAACAAAAGGCACTGGATAAAATCCTGGGTAAAAAATTCCATTTCGGACAAGCACTATTCTATAGAGATAGAAACTGAAACTTATTAGTCTTTTGCTCCTATTTAGGGGCAAAAGTTTTTTAATCGAAGATGTTTGTTGTTAGTGCAGCTTCTTCATCTATAATATGGACATACTTCATTGTAGTCATTATTTTAGTGTGTCCCAATAACTTTTGCAGGTTTTCCACCTTTCCGCCTTTGATTAGGTAATTGGTAGCAAAGCTGTGTCTTGCTGTATGGAATGATATATTTTTTTTGATTCCACATATTTTAGCAATTTCCTTGATTTGCTTATTGATGTGAACTCCTGCTTTTTTTGCGATGAACAGCATAGGGTTGTTGTCTATTATTTGTCGGCATTTCTGTCCTATTCCTATGATTTGTCGCATTTTCGTTTTAATCGAAATAAACTCAAAGGTGTCAGCATTGAAGTCATCACGATTTCTTTCCATAACATCGGAAATTCTCAGTCCTGTATAGCAGGAGAATAGAAAATATCCCAGACTTAATTTCAAATGTTCTGGAATAAAAGAAGAATAGTAGTATTCCTCCATTTTCTTTATTTCTTCTTCTTTGAGCCAAATGATTCTTCCTCCTGTAGAACCGACCTTGACCCAATCCAAATTTACATAGATTTTTATTCCATTCGCTTTTGCCATACGAAGGTATTTCTTGATGATGCTGATATTGGTATTTACTGTAGCAGAATTATTTCCTAATTTTTTTAAATAGGATCTGTATTTATCGAACCAAAGCAAATTGATATCTGGAAAAGAGCTTGGTATTTTGGAGTTTTTGAGCTTATTGAATATTCCTTTATGTTTTATTATGGTAGATTCTGACAGGTCTTGGTCTTGGATTACATGTTCAAAGAATTGCACCAAATCATAACTTGGTGGTGCGTTTTTTAGCTGATTCAGAAACATATCCATTGTAAGTGGAGTTTCAGAAAGTCTGTGTTTGACGATGATGTTAGTGATTCTGTTTTCTAATTGTTTCAGAATAAGATTGTAATCATCTGCTTCATCACACTTGATAACTTTTTTCTTTTCTTTATCCCAGTGTTTTTCTTCTATTTTTAATAAAGTAGAGATTCTTGCTCTTTTTCCGTTCAATCTTACATTGAGATAAATAGGTGACTTTCCAGATTTGTCACTCTCTTTTTTTATAAAAAAATTGTAGTTCATAGCTGCATAGAGATAAGCAGCATCTTTTCCAAAGCTTATGTTTTCTATCATTTCAGTTATGTTTTAAAAGTTAAAACACAACCAGGCACTACTTTTATCTGCTGAGTGACCAACATAGAGACCAAAACACAAAAAAAGAGGAATAATAAACCCTTAATAAAACCTCTAAAAATCAGTGATTTTGCAATTAAGTTTATTATTCCTCCTTTACTTAGTAGCGGTAGAAGAACCCGAAGAGGAAAGGGTTTGGCTGAAAATCTACAAACCAAAATCTACCGATAAGAAATACCGATTTTCTTACCTTGGCAAGAAACCATCACAGCATATTTTTGGGCTGGAAAATGTAAAAAACATTTATAATAAACTTCAGCAGGAAGTAGAGGAGTCTTATGATGATGAAGAGGAATCTGCACCAGCCAAAGTAAAGAAATTAGAGCGAATCATCATCTGCTCTGGTGATAGGGATTCCCTCAATATGGCTTCTACAGGCGAAACTGTGGTTTGGTTTAATTCCGAAACGGCGGATATTACCGAAACACAAATTGCGATGCTTTTCAAGTATGCATTTGAAGTTATCAATGTTCCAGACCTTGACCCTACAGGCTTTGAGGCTGGCAAGAAACTGGCTCTGGAGCATATGGATATCAAGACTGCATGGCTCCCAGAAAGCCTTACCAAATCAAAAGATTTTAGGGGCAATCCGAAAAAAGATTTTACCGACTTTATGAAATCTGAAGCTGCATTTGAAGACAAGGAACAAAAAGAGCTTCGAGCAAAAGTGAAAAGATTTCTGGAACTTGCCAGACCTGCTAAGTTTTGGATTGAAAAATGGAGAACCAACAAGGAGGGGAAGAAAATAGACCACACACCAACCTACAGCGTGAATTACAAAAATGCGTTCAATTTTTTGAAGCTGAACGGATTTTTCAGAATAAAAGACGCCACCAGAAAGGATGGTTACTATTTTGTTCAGCAGAACAAGCACATTCTTCGGGAGGTTTCCTCGCAGGAAATAAAAGACTTTTTCAATAAGTTTTTGGATGAAAAACAAAAAGAAAAAGGGCTTCGACTTTTTCCCGATGAATTGCTGAACATGGTAATAGGTTCGGAGGCAGTTTCGGAGAAAAAACTCCAGAACCTGGAGAGCAAGGAGTTTGATTTTACAGACTTTACACCTACTTCTCAGTTTTTCTTCTTTGATAAATTCATTTGGGAAGTCAGCAAGGATAAAATAGAAAGGATAGACAAGGGCTACAGCCGTTATGTGATGGAAGACGATATTTTGAACGAAATCATTTTCCGCCAGACCAGAACGACTCTGAACACTTCTAAACTGAATATAGAAGAGCCGTTTTTCAATATTAAAAAAGATGAGAATAACAATTGGAAGTTGGATATTGTAAGAAGTGACTGCGATTTCATGAACTACTTTATCAACACCTGCCGAGTTCATTGGAAAGAAGAATTAAGGGATTTGAAACCGTCTGAATATGACAATTATTTAGATGAAAACAAATTTATTATCAATAAAGAAACGCTTTCAGAGGATCAGATCTACGAACAAGAATTGCATTTTATCAATAAGGTGTATTCTTTCGGATATATGCTCCACCGATACAAAGACCCTGCTAAGGCTTGGTGTCTCTATATAATGGACAACGAAGTGGTAGATGATAACGAGTCCCACGGGCGAACAGGGAAGTCTATTTTTTCCAGCCATGCTTTGAGATTGTTCATGAATTCCAAGTATTTAGGAGCGAGAAAAAAGGGACTGCTGGAGAGCGACTTCTTGTATGATGGGATAACAGAACAGACCGACTATGTGCTGTTCGATGATGCGGATAAGAGATTCCAGTTTCAGCAATTATTCACGGATATTACTGGAGACTTAAATGTAAACCCGAAGAACCAAAACGCCTATTTGATTCCGTTCTACTTGTCTCCGAAATTCTGTATTTCTACCAACTATGCGCCTTATGGGCTGGACAGCTCCACCAGAGGGAGGATTTTATTCATGTCGTTCGGGAATTGGTATCATGGCGAGATAGAAGGTTTTACAGAGCGAAATCCGATGCATGATTTTAACAATAGATTTTTCACTGACTGGGATGAAAAACAGTGGAATTTGTTCTTAAACTTTGCCATGCAGTGCCTACAGTTCTACCTTTCCACAAATGAAAAGATAGGAGCACCAGAAGGGAACATTAGAAAGAGAAATCTATTGGCTGAAATTGGAATTGTATTCTTTGAATGGGCTGAAGATTATTTCAAAGACGAAAACATTAACCAAGCTGTATGTAGAAGAGTGATGTATGAAAACCTAAAGAATTATAATAATTCCATGAAGCAGATTTCAGCGACTTCTTTCAAGAATAAACTAAAGCAGTTCTGCGAACTGAAAGGATACATATTTAATCCAAAGGATCAGCTGACGGATAAGGCAGGGCAAAGAATCATGAAATGGACAGACAGCAAAACAGAGGAGCATTTCTTTATCCAAGTTCCAGAAGAAAGTGCCGAGGAAACGAATAATGAGCAAGACGATATATTTTTTTAAACCATGATAAAAACGGAGTTTCCTACGAATAGAGCAGAGCTGAAAGAGCAATTCGGCTACCTTTCTTTCCAGTGCTCATTCATCAACACGGATGTTGTAGTGGTGCGAAGCAGGAGGACTTATAAGTATGTTCTTGTTACATATTGCTGCGGGAGAAAAACGGGTTTTATTTGCGAAGATGAAACCCTACAATGGGAGAAGGCTTTCGAGATTTTCAAGGAGGTGCCGAGCAATTACAATGATTTAGACCAATGGGAAGACCAGAACGAGGAAAGGCTGGAAATCTTGGTTCCAAACACGCACAATTATGTGTTTATCGATGATAAAGTAATAAGAGAAGTGATAAAAATTAAAGAGAAAAAATAAAAAATATGGATAGAATAAAATTATTTACAACAGGATTTACCCAGGTGTTCCTGGTTGTTCTGAACACTTATTTCATAACGAGAGAATTCCTATTTGGAATCCTTGCATGCGGTTTTCTTATCAGCTTTGTGTGGTCGCACAATGTGAAGAAAGTAGCTTTCGGGAGCGAGTGGGACAGAATTATTTATTCCCTTGGTGCAATGACTGGGAGTATACTGGCATTTTACTTCGGGAAATGGATTTATTAAAACAACTTTAAAATTTTAAAAAAAATGGAAACAAAAGAAATGAAAATACAGGTGCCAGAAGGCTACGAAATAGATAAAGAAAAATCAACTTTTGAAAAGATAGTTTTTAAGAAGGTTGAAAACGAACTACCTAAAAATTGGTGTGACTTAAAATTTATAAAAGGATTCTTTGTAAATGGTGAAAGTGAGATTAAAGAAATTAATGAGACACATGATAAAATACTTGCTATAGAAGGTAATAGAAATGTTTTCCCCAATAGAGAAGAAGCGGAAGCATGTTTAGCACTTGCTCAATTATGTCAGCTGAGAGATAGATATAACAATGGATGGAAGCCTAATTGGGAAGATTACAATGAAACTAAATATTGTATAGAATTTTGCCAAGGTCGAATAGAAACTATCGACCGAGTTAATTGTCATAAAATACTAACATTTAAAACAGAAGATCTCAGAGACAAATTTCTAGAGAATTTCAAAGATTTAATCGAAACAGCAAAACCATTGTTATGACAGACTACGAAGAATTTTTAGTTCCAGTTGAAATAGCGAAGGAGCTTAAAGAAATAGGATTTAATGAACTGTGTTTATTTGTGTTAAATCCTCATAATACTTTAATACTAAGTTCAGAGGTTCATGACAAGGGAATAATTGATATTAGAAAAATCAAACCTCGTAGTAATGGTAAATTAGGAGAAGATTTTTGCTCAGTCCCTACCTATGAACAGGTGTTTGATTGGTTTTGGGAAAAGAAATATCCAGTTCATTTTCTCAATACAATAGAGCGTTCAACAGAGAATATTGGGTGGATTTTTTGCATAAGAGAAAAAAAACAAATTACAACCATTTACAAATCTTATAAAGATGCACGACTAGGATGCATCAGAGAGCTAATCAAAATTTATAAAAATGAAAACAATAAAAGACCTTAAAAAACTCAAACAAAAAACCAAAAATCAAGATAATATAAAATTAAAAAATTCAGAACTTGAAGAATGTATTGGCTGTGCAAGACTATTTTATAGTGAAAACATAATATTAGATGAAGCTTGTGAAAGCTATTGTCATGAGTGCTGGGTAGTATTAAAAGAAGAAATTAAAAACACAAAAAAATAAAACAATTTAATTTTTAATCATATGGATATTATTGGAAACATCTACAGCAGAGAGGCTGCAGAGCAGAAAACAGAAACATTCCGTGTTCAGAAATTCATTCTGGACGCCTCTTACTTTGACAATTACACCCAGACTAATCGTGATAATTTCCTCAAAATGCAGGTTAAAAACGCTGGTATTGAAAAGCTAGCAGCAATTCCCGATGGTAGTAGAGTAAAAGTTTTCTTCAGCATTGATGGAGGATTTTACAACAAAGAAGATGGAACGAAGGGACATGCTCAGAACCTTTCTGCGTTTAATTTCGAGGTAATCAAATTGGCAGAGAATAAGCCGTCGGCTCCTGCTCCTGTAACGCTTCCTGCACCACAAAAAACCGACTTCTAAACAGTTAGGTATTATTTAGCTTTTTTCATTGTAATCCGCTCAGATTTGGGCGGATTTTTCTTTTTGATATACATCAGTTTTCACACACCTACAAGGCGGCGATTTTCACAACCCCCTGCCACCCCCAAAAAGTTGTAAAAAAGTTGTAAGGATTGTAAGGAATTACCCGAGCGGTCTGTTTGTCGGGTTTTATCGCCTTACAACTTTTATTTTTATTTTGTAAGGAATGGATAATCCTTACAAAAAAATTGTAAGGGAAAAACTGCCTTACAAAATGAATTTGGCTGTTGTATGGGATTCTTACAACTCTAAGTAAGGTGTAAATAATTGAAAAATAAGCATTTATAAAATCCTTACAATTCTTACAACTTTTTTCCTACTTTTTAGAGAATTTCAGAATAAAAGTTTCAGAAACTAAAAAAAGCAGAGCCTTTATAATATGGTGGAAAAATCATATACTTGCTCAAAAAAATAAGGATGCTAGTAAGTATATTTTTGCCAGTGAGTAAGCCGATCAAGCAGTTTTTGACTCAGAAATTTGGTGCGGAATATCAGCCAAGCCGAGATAATTGGTTTGGAATTCTTATCAGTTCTCTTTTGAGCAAGAAAAATTCGAACTGGGATGATCGTGCAAAAAATGAAGTTTTCGAGGAGGAATATAAAATTTCCTTCAAATTGTCTTATTCAGACAAGCACGGCATCTGCATTCTTCCTACGCATGAGCAGCTGCTTCGGCGTGCGGTGGAGAGTCTGTTTCGTGAGCATCTGTATGAAACAGCAGTTCTCAATAAACTCTACTATGATATAGAGTATAAAACATCCATAGAAAACCTGCTGAATTTCTATGGGATCCATGAGGAAGAAAAATCCTATTATCAAACTATCATTAGGGATTTTAACAGGAAAAAGGATAAAATCGCCCAACGATTAGAAAACCAGCCAAATAAAATATTTTCGTAAAAAAACTTTAAAATATGGTGGAAATCAGCAATATTCCAGAAAAATTCTTTCGTGAAATTCGACAAATCGAAATTTTCAACGCCAAAGAATATTCATTCACGGCGAACAGCACAGGCAAGAGTGTTTCTGCTGAACCGAAAATAATCTTTAAAAACATCGTTCCCGAAGACTTTGACAGGTCTATCAAAAGAAAATCCAAAAATGGAAACACTTTTTTCGAGGTGGATTTATCATTTAATCTCCACAGTATGAACCCGATGGACATTATTACTTATTCTATTCTTTTGAATAAAAAGGGGTTTGCCATCCGCCTGGTGACCAATGTAGATTCCATTATATTGGGTAATGAGCAGGAGCCGTTCATGGTAGAAGTTCACGATGGGCGCAAGGATGATAATTCTGGAAGTGATAGGATGCAGATCCAAATTTCTGGCGCTACCATTATAGAGCCCAAAGCCCAAAGCTTATAACTTTTCTGTCTTTTTTTACGCAAAGAACATTTTGGATTTTTGAAAAATAAAATCTAAGAATGTTTAATGGTAATACTTTATTAAATACTCCGCTGGCAATAGACAAAGGCTATTTGATGAGCCTTGTTCCATCATTGGCAGCGGAATTTATATTGATGAAATCCTCTCCTATACAAAGTGTAAAGGATAGAGAAATGCAGTATTTATCCAAAATCAACAAACAGGGAGAAGGGAAAGAAAACATGAAGTTTCCTGTAATAGTGGATATTGTGGGAGCAATCACTAAATATTCTACTTACTTCTCTTACGGCACCCAGTTCCTTGGGGAGCTCTTGAAAGAATTGGATAGAAGCCCAAGTGTTTCGGGAATTATTCTCAATATAGATTCTGGAGGCGGTATGGTTTCTGGAACCGCAGAGCTTACCCATATCATCAAGAATTTAGAAACTCCTACTATATCATATACCAGCGGTTATCAGTGTTCGGCTGCGCTGGACATTGCTTCTGGGTGTGATTATCATATGGCATCTCCTTTTGCTGATAAAATTGGTTCTATCGGGACGATGCTCTCTTATCAAGATTTTTCGGCAATGTTCGAAAAATGGGGAGCAAAAATCTATGAAATCTATGCTCCACAGTCTACAGAGAAGAACAAGGAGTATCGTGAGCTGATGAAAGGAAACGAAAAACTCTACACTGAACAGCTGAAAGTTTTAGCAGATGATTTTATTTCCAGAATGAAAGAAAATTTTGGGGAGAAGCTGAAAGATGACGAGCATGTTTTCAAAGGGAAAACCTACACTCCGAAAGAGGCTTTGGAAATCGGTCTTATAGATGAACTCGGTTCTTTAGCAGATGCATTGAGCAAATTTTAATCAATAAATTAAATAAAAATGAAATTTACAAGAATCACAGCCCTACTGGGACTAGCGCAGCTGACATTCCATGCAGGAGTGTTCGGAACGCAGAAGCCTTTTGCGAAGCTATCGGAAGAGGAATTGGAGAAAATAGAAAACGCCTTGGCTGGTCTGGAATCAGAAGGAATGGCGGAAGAACTGGAAAAAACCAAGCAGAGTCTTTCCGATGCTGTAACGAATTTAGAGGTCGTAAAAAAAAATTCGGAAGAAACGGCACAGGCGGTAGAAGCCGCACTAGAAACTGCAGGGGTAAAAGAAGAGGCTAAAGAAAGCGGGGGGGGAAACAACGCTTTACTTGGGGA